CCTAAGTTTACTGGTAGTAGATTCTTAATCGAAGCCTTATGGCAGGGTGAAGTAGCAATTGGTTGGAATGTGGTGTTTAATGTTCGTCGTGATGGTGCTCGTATTAACGTTAATAGTAATAATCATTGGGAAGGTCTTTCTAGTTTAGGCTCGTCTTATGCTTATCAGAATGACGCATCGACAATTGACTCTATTAACATTAATACCTTAGATACTATAGGCTCTTCTGTGGGCGTTCCTATCACATTTGATATAGTTGCTGTATCGAATGTCGCACGTACAATGTGGACTAATAGATGTTTTGCAGGCGTGTCTAATACCTCATGGGAAACAGGCGTGTCCTTTATGCGTGTTACGGAGTATAAGCTATGAGTGTTGTAATTAGAGGTTCTGACAACCTAGATACGAATAATGGCGCAAAATCAACTAGATGTATTCAAATCATCAATAAGTTGATTTCTACTCAATCATTAACGACAACTATTGGTCAATATACCGATAAAAGAATAGCTGCAGACTACTTTTTGGATATTGTTCCAAAGGGTCGTAATAGTAGATTTAAGATTCAGCTTCGTTGGACAGGCGAAATAATAGATAGAGCCGATACAGTGTTCAATATTCATCGTAATGGTGCTCGTATCAATAATGGTGCAGAAGTTGAAGGTAATGGTTTTGGGTTGGGTACAGCTACAGGAACATATAATAGAGCTGATAATGCATCGACACCCGAATATGCTTATATTTTAGCCTTTGATGAAGGTTTTGAATCGGAGCCAGGAGTGCCTATCCATTACGAGATGATGTTTAGTAGTAATATTGCATATGATGTTAGAAATAATAGATGTTTTGCTAATGTTGTTTCGGGATATGAAATTGGCGTTTCTGAAATAATTATTACGGAGTATTCTAACTAATGGTTACTAAATTTAGAGGCGACGATAATTATGACTCCGTAGGCGGCGCAATTATCCAAGTCCAAACAAAATTGATATTAAATCAAACTAGAACCTTATCTAATGCTTCTGTAGATAATAACGTATCGAATGTATTTATTGATTTTGTTCCATTATCAGCGAATAGTAAAATTCATATTGAACTTAGATGGTTTGGTGAAACTAACCATGACTGTATGTTTAATCTTCATCGTGACGGGGTTAGAGTCAACGGTGGGGCTAATAATGCGGCAGGTCACGGCATCGCATCACTATCGTCTAGTTATATTAATGCGGCTGTTATGGATACCAATTCAACACCTGATAACTGTTGGTTAACAACAACAGACACAACACCAAACGTGGTTGGTCAAAGTATTAGGTATCAATTTGTTCATATACCATACGTTGCAAGATGGATTTCAACTAATCGGTGTGCTGGGTATAATCAAACTGATAACTACGAGCATGGCTCAACCCAATTTATTGTAACAGAATACGGAGCATAAAATGAAATTAACCGCATCATCAAGATTGTTTAACACTAACTGTTCTTTCGATGGAAAGGATATATCAATCGAAGATTCAAAAACAGGCGAAATGCGTAAATTGACAGCTAAAGAAAAGAAAGCTGTTAATGCAGAAGTTTTAGTCGTTGAAGCTGAAATTAAAGCGAAAGCATACAAAGCCAAACGAGCCGCCGAATATCCACCTATGCACGAATATTTGGATGCAATCGTGAATGATGATTTACAAGCGCAAAATGATTATATTATGAAGTGCAAAAAAGTTAAACAGAAGTATCCAAAAGTTACTCCATGAGCACTTTTGTAACGCCATTAGTGTACACGAAAGTTTCTGAATCTTTATACGAGATTGATGAGTCGTTCGAGTATCATATTGGAAGTTACCCAAACGAATTGAAGGTTTTTGTTCCTGTTGGTTTTCGCACTGACTTAACAAGCATACCTAAAATCTTACGTAGGTGGCTTCCCGTTGATGGTGTGTACGCTAAAGCTGCCGTATTACATGACTATTGTTATACGTTTTCTATAGGGAATAAGTCGCTTGCTGATTCTATTTTCCTTGATGCTTTAACTACACTAAAGCTTCCTTATTTGCTTCGATATAGCTTTTATTTTGGTGTTGTATTGGTAGGCAGAGGGAACTATTCAAAATAATAGAATGGATAAATTTATGAAGAAAGGTGATTAAATGAAGACTATCGTATTAAGTGCTGGTCATCACGCAGCTAGACAAGGTGCATCAAATAAAAATTACAACTTAACTGAATATGTGTGCGCCAGTGAAGTGGTTCTATTGGCATCTAAGAAGCTTATTGATGATAATGTATGCGAAGTTCATATTGTCGATGGTACATTAAGCCATAAAGTTAAATATATTAATGAGTATAAATTCGACCTTGCTTTAGATTATCACTTTAACGCTGACGCTGACCATTTAGACCCTGATGATAATGATGATAGTCGTGGTCGTGGTTGTATGGTTATGTATGTGCCAAATAACAGCACTAGGAAGCATCAGGCAGCATCTTTCTCGTCTAGCATGGTCAATAGTCTATCCACGATAGATAAGGGTGCTAGAGAGGGTTGGTATTGGGGTGGCGATAATCCTGGTACGATTAAGGATTATTTCTTAAGAAAAACCAACTGTCCAGCGTTCATTCCAGAGGCAGGATATATTGACAATAATGGTTTTGCTAAAGAGTTTTTGTTGACTAATGATGGATACGAAAGATTAGCTGATGCTTTGGTTGATGCAATCAAAGAATTTCTATCATGCTAAAGATTTTTAGAGATTGGAGATTATTCACTCTATCATGCTTAGGTTTTATGGGTTATATGTCTTTAGTGATTACCGATTGGTTTATGGGTTTGGATAATCCTACTAATTCGCAAGGCGCATTTGCATCCGCTATTGTATTAGCTTCTGTTGGCGCGATTAAGTTCTACATGGAAACTAAGCATAATAATAATAATAATAATAATAACTCAGATTCTAACCGATAAATAGTCATTGTTGCGGAGAATATACATGAACGAATTTAAACATATCATAACAAAAGCGCATAAATCAAAAACACTAATTGTTGCTCACTTGATTACTATTTTAGGTTTTCTTCAAGTCAATCAACAATTGTTTACTAATGTATTGACTAGCGAACAAATGGGATATTTTATTTTTGGTGTTGGCATCCTTATGGCTGTTCTTCGCGCTACAACAACTAAACCACTTGATGAAAAGGATTCACTCAAATGAAAAAATATATAACTTGGTTCACGACATATAGCGTTCAGATTGGTGTGCTTTTATTGGGTCTTGTCGCTGCTATTCTTGGTGCTCAGAAGTTGGCTTCTAATCAAGGTAGAAAAGCTGCGGAACTTGATGCTGACATTCAAAAGGATGTATTCGATAAGGCGGCAGCACACGACGATTTGGTTGTTGAAGTAGGTAAGGCTAAGGTAGCTGCAGAAAAAGCCTCTAACAGCCGAATTAAGGTGCTCAAAGAAAGAAATAAACTCGTAGCCGAACTCAAAGAAGGAACTAAGGGTAAGAAGAAGGCTGATATATTAGAATATATCAACAGAGTTGAGTGATGCTCTACGGTAAATATATCATTGTTCTAGTCGTTTTATTTTTGATTGGTGGTTGTGCTACCAATGGTAGTATGATGGAAGAAATGAATGCGCTGGATAATCGACCATTTGTTGCTGATACATTACCACAACAAAAGCATGAAACTTTGGTTCTTCCTGCATTGAGTAAATCAACCACAGAGTATGATTCACTTATTGCCATGGACAAAGAGCGTAGAAGCTATCGCAAGATGCTTAAACTAAGTGACCAAGAAATCGATGCTAATGTTATGGTGACGAATAGTTTACTAAAAGCATTGAAAGCGTCGGAAATGGAACAACGCGCCACAGAACGCATGGCAATCAGGTATAAATATGAGTTAGAAAGTCAAAAGAAATCAGCTTTTTGGAATGATATTGGTCATAGATTAGCTGAAATTGTTTTGTTTGGTATGTTCGTTATTAAGTAATCATTTCGGAGGTATGTTATGTTTCTTGTTACGAATACAGTAAAGGCTATGGTGATACTGACATTTTAATCATAAGCAAAAGAGGTGTCTAAATGATTGTTCAAACTAAAGACGAATTGGTTGCTTATGCCTTTAGAAGATTAGGTGCTCCTGTAATCAATATTGAAGTTGAATCGAATCAGGCATATGATAGAGTTGATGATGCGCTAGAATATTTCTTCGAGCGTCATTATGCAGGATATAACGAAATCTTCATCAAGAAAGTTGTCGCTCATGCTGATGTGGCTAATGGATTTATTTCCATGGGTTCTGATGTGGATGCTATATTGGAAGTGTTGTCGTCATCTACGAGTTCAGGTGAGCGTATGTTTGCTTTGGATTGGCAATATGCCGCAGACCAATTCATGAATCTTTCCACAGCAAATTTGGCAGAATATCAAATCAGTATGAGTCATCTATCATTGATGCAAGATTTACTTGTGCCAAGAAAAGAGTACACATTTAATAGCACATCCAATAAGTTTGTACCTCAATGGAATTTCACTTCTGTTGGTTCGGGTAACCTCATTAAAGGTGCTTTGAGTGCGTATATCACAACAGGTGCTCCAACGGTTGTTGACCATGCAGTAAATAATAAGTTTGGTAAGTTATTAGCAAACACTGTCACAGCAACCCAGTCAGGCGTGACGACCTTAACAAGCACAATTGACACCAAAGGTCAGTATGTGAATGGAATCCGCACCTTGGTCACTAGCTTTCGTTCTGATTCTTATTCAGGAAACGGAATCATAACCGTTAAGGATGCAGCAGGTACTATTGTTGGAACTAAAACGGTTGTTGTTGGTTCTGTATGGTCAGAAGAAGTTTTAGAATTATCTTGGCTATCCACCAACGTTAATGATATTATCGTCGAATTATCATTCACATCGGTGACGGGTTTGGAAGTGATTGAGTTATCTGACCCATTTTTGTACTATAATAATATCGTGGTGTTGCGTGCATACAAATCATTAAACGCAACTGTCGTACCGAATGTGTATAATGATAAATGGGTTAAGAACTATGCCACTGCATTGATTAAGCGTCAATGGGGTGAAAATATCTCTAAATTTGATGGTATCCAACTTCCTGGCGGAATCACCATGAATGGCAGTAAGAAATTTGAAGAAGCTATTATAGAAATTGATAAATTAGAGGAAGCTTTCTCAACCGATTATGAACTTCCTGCTATGTCACAATGGGCTTAATTAGATGATTAATCCGCATTTTAAACTTCATGGAATCAATGGTCAAAATTCCAATGAGCAAGATTTGGTTAATAAGTTCATCACCGAAACCATTCAACAGCTTGGTTTTGATGTTAAATATATTCCTCAAACCTTGGTCAACGAAGACCCATTATTTCATGAGAATCCTGATGCTGTATTCAATTCAGCGACCACTATTGAAGCCTACTTAGAGTCCGTTGAAGGATTTGAAGGTAATGGCGACCTAATGCAGTCTTTTGGTTTGGATATTCAAGACCAAGTTAGATTCCATTTCTCACAGGTAAGATTTAAAGAAGTTTTGGGTATGGCTAGACCCATGGAAGGTGATTTAATTTATTCGCCTCTATCCAAGTCATTATTTGAAATTAAGTATGTTGAGCACGAGTCTGTATTCTATGCAAATGGAACTCTACCTTCGTTCCAAGTTAAATGCGAAAAATATGAAATGTCTTCTGAGAATTTTGCCACGGGTATTGCAGAAGTTGATGCGCTAAATAATGTGGTCGATTCTTTTGGTGATAATACTCAGATTGAAAACGATGCATTATCTCTACAAGCGTTTGATGAGAATAATCCATTTGGCGACTCAAGAGGTTAAGATATTATGTTGACAGGTTACTTTTATCGTGGCTCAATTCGCCAAATATCAACCGTTATAGGGTCTTTATTCAATAACATACATGTGCATAGGCATGATGCATCAGGAACGCTTACAAAGGATATTACAGTACCTCTATCGTATGAGAGCAGAGCGGCATACTGGTCAAAGCTACATGAGGCTCAATCAACAGGTGATGGGATTGCTGATTTAGAAAAACACTTGCCTAGAATATCATATCATTTGGATTCGTTAACCCCTGATTTGACAAGACAGATGAGTGCTATGCATCAGAACATTTCCAGTGTAGCTTCGCAGGTTGCGAATAATGTGATAACTCAGAGAAACCCTGTTGCATATAATCTATCATATTCTATAAATATCTTCACAAAACATATTGAAGATGGTTTAGAAATTATTGAGCAGATTGTTCCGTTGTTTAGCCCACTTTATAACATCACATTAAAAGACCCATCAGGGTTAGGCGTTAATGAAGATATGCCTTTAGTTTTAGAAGGTATTGAGACTGACGATAATTACAAAGAAGGGTTTGAAGACAATCGTGTTGTGTCGTGGACTATTGTGCTTACTGCCAAGTCTAGTTTGTATCCTATCATCAATAACCAATCCGTTATCAAGACGGCTATCACTGAAATCAGTGACCAAGCAACTATGATACCTGTAATACAAACCGTAACGCAAACAGCTACTACTAAAACGGTAGTAGAAGGATAAGGATAATAATAATAAATAAGATGAATAAGATTGTCGGTTTTATTAGTGGAGAAGATTATGATGGTATCTAAATTGGTGTCGGTAGTGGTGCTTAATGAGTATTAGTACACTAGAAGAGTCTTTGGAGTTATTGCCAATGGAAGCTGACGATATAGAAGAAGCCACGATTATTCATGCTGTGCCGACTCTTGAATCAGTGTCTCCTAAAGAGGATAGAAACACCGACTACGAGTTAATTCGCGCTATACTAACTGATACCCTTACCAAGACATCAAATGCTCTTACAGGCGCTTTGTTGTCTGCTAATGAAACCAAGCACCCAAGAGCATTTGAGGTTGTTGGTGGACTAAGTAAAACTATTGCAGGGGTTGGTGGTGATTTAATATCGCTTCATAAAACAATGTCTGATATAAAGACGAAAGAATCTGAGGGAAGCCGTTCAGTTGACGAAGAAGGCGAGCCTAGTGTTTTTGATGGAGATTCAAGTAGCCTAATTTCTATTTTAGAAGAAGCCGAAACAGAAAAGAGCACCTAAAATAGGTGCTCTTTTAAACCAAAAATTATTATTATTATGCTTTGATGGTGACTTTCAAGAAAGGAGCACCCTGTGTCTTGTAAAGTTTTTCGATTTCTTTACGTTGTGTTGCCAATACAGCTTCTTTTGATTTGATTTCTACCCATTCAGGCACAGTTTCGCATGCAGCTTTATCGGTGATGCTCTGACAGGTGATTGTCACCTTGGCTACATGAGGAACTTCATCTGTTTTGATACCCGACGAGTTCATGTTTGCCATAATTTTAGTCATAGCCGCTTTATAGTTTGCTGTAGCATCATCAGCAATAGCCTTTAGTTTTACCATTTCTTCAATCATTGTTGTACGTTTACACATTATTATAATACTCCTTTTTTTTATTAATCAATAAGTTTTAATTCAAAGTTATCATTGTTGGCTTCTTCGATAGTATAAAGGTTTCCTTCAACCTTAACAGTATCGCCTAAAGAAACTTTGGTGCGGATAACCACTCGTTGTGGGTGATTAGATATACATGTACCATCTAAGCTAATCCATACCAACTTATGGATTAGGCTCTGTTTGTATTGCGAAAATTCATCGTCGTTTATTGCTTTGTTCATTGCGACTGTTTTGTTAAATGATTCAATTGGACAATTGCCGTCACCCATAGCGCATCCAATAACCGTACCTACTGTAGCGTATTGTGGTAATTTAGTATTACCTGCTACCTCTAATTTGTCGTTATGTTTAAGCGTTTTAATAAATGTCATAATAATAATCTCCGTTCAATGTTTCTATGGCGAAGTATAGTAACCTAAAAGCTTATTGCAAGCTTTTTATTAATCCGTATAAATACTAGGATATGGCAACAGGAATACATAGAGGAAACCCACTCATTAGAGCGCATAATACAAAATATGCGTTTAACAAGCATGAGTTATTGGAATTTAAGCGGTGTAAAGAAGACCCAATATATTTCATAGAGAACTATATCTACATCATTAACTTGAATGATGGTAAGACCCTATTTAAACTCTATGATTTTCAAAAAGAGATGATTACCTCATATAAAGAGAATAATCGAGTCGTTGTTGTATCAGGAAGACAGCAAGGTAAATCCATAACATCGGCATCATTTCTTTTGTGGTTTGCAATTTTCCGTAAGGATAAGACCACAGCACTTTTAGCGAACAAGGCATCAACAGCCAAAGAGATTCTTAGTCGTGTAAATCTAATGTTAGAATGCCTTCCATTTTTCCTACAACCTGGATGTAGAAACATTAATAAATCTTCTATTGAATTTTCCAATGGTTCTGAAATCTTTTGCGCTGCAACATCATCAAGTTCTATTCGTGGTCGCGCTGTGGATGTTGTTCTACTTGATGAGTTTGCATTTATTGAAAATGCAGAAGACTTTTATACATCAACCTACCCAGTAATTTCATCAGGTAGGAACTCTAAAATCATCATGACCTCAACGCCATGCGGATTTAACTTATTCCATAAGTTCTATAATGATGCTATTCAATCTTTAATCCCTGGTCCTAATTTTGGAAAATCTGCTTATGTGGCTCTTAAATACACATGGAGAGATGACCCAACCAAAGATACTGCGTGGGAGCGTGTTACTCGTGCCTCTATGTCACATCAACAATTTCAACAAGAATTTGAATCAGATTTCTTGGGTGGCTCTAATACGCTTATATCATCAGCTTGTATATCAGCGATGACATCAAAAACACCTATAAAATCTGCTTATGAAGGTAAGTTGAATTATTATGCAGAACCAAAAGAAGACCGTAGTTATGTAGCAACTGTTGATGTGGCTCATGGTAGGGGGTTCGACTACTCCACATTCACGATATTCGACATAACAGAATATCCGTTCACTACGGTCTGCACCTTTAGGGATAATAAAATATCACCTTTGATGTTCCCTAATGTCATTTCTCATGTAGCCATGATGTATAATGAAGCTTGGGTATTGGTTGAGTCTAATGATATTGGGCTGACTATTATTAATTCTTTGAATGATGATTTAGAGTATGAAAACATTATACCGTCATTGGATGGCAAAGATTTTGGTGTTAGAACAACCAAGAGCGTTAAAGCTAATGGATGCTCAAACTTAAAAGATTTGATGGAGTGTAATAAATTAACCACCAATGACGCTAATACCATCGCTGAAATAGCCAATTTCATTGCTAAAAGGTTCTCATATGAAGCTGATAAAGGTCACCATGACGACTTGGTTATGAATTTAGTCTTGTTCGCATGGCTTACAGGTCAAATATTCTTTGAAGAATTACGTGATGCTCATAATCTTCGTGATGACATTTTTGGCGATAGTATAGAAGAAATGGAAGCATCACTTTTACCGTTTCATGTTATAAGTCATGGTGAAGAAGAAGGAAATATTATTGAATTCGGTAATATAATGTAACAATGCCATTCAATCAAAATTCTACATTGTATAAATAGCACATACTATAATAATTTTGTTATTTTGAAAGATTAATCCACAAGGAGAAAAATATGGGATTCCAAGTTTCACCAGGTGTTGATTTCACCGAAGTCGACTTAACAACATCCATTGCTGCTGTATCTACGTCGATTGCTGCTGCTGTAGGTGCTGCACAAACTGGACCAGTTGAAGAGGCTACGTTGGTAAATAAAGAAGATGTGTTTGTTGGTCAGTTTGGTTTGCCTAATAATGCTAACTTTAAAGATTTCTTCTGTACCGCTAACTTTTTAGCTTATTCAACTGCATTAGAATTTATTCGCGTTGTAGATGATGCAACAGCGTTAAATCCTGGTGCTACCGTAGCTATTGCAGCAGGTGTTATTACGCCAACAAGTTTAGGTGTTCTTATTAAGAATAAAACTGACTATGATGCACAAAATCTAGCAGGTACGTTAGATGTGTCAGGTCATTTGGTTGTTGGTAGATACCCAGGAATTAAACAAGATGGTGTTAGCGTTGAAATGGCTGATGCTTCTTCATTCGTTGGTTGGGCGCACGAAAAGGAATTTAATTATGCTCCTACAGGTGATGAGTTTTGTGTAGTTGTTCTTGATGGTGTAGCTATTGTTGAACGTCATTTCGTTACACGTGACCCTGCAGGTAAAGATTATGCAGGTACAAACATCTATGCAGGTGAGTTGATTAATCGCACATCTAAGTCTATTTGGTTCAATGAAAGCGTTCTATTGACTACTGCTAGTCCTGCTACACCATTGGGCTTTGATAACTTCGCTGCTACTGTTATTCCTCTTGGCGGTGGTAATGATGGTGCTACATTATCTGACGCTGACTACATGCGTGGTTGGGCTTTGTTCCAAAACGCTGACGCGATTGATATTAACCTATGTGTTACAGGCGGTGCTTCACCTGCAGTTGGTGCTTGGGTAGACCAAAATGTTGCACAAATCCGTAAAGATTGCGTGAACTTTGTTTCTCCATTACAAACTGACTGTGTTGGTGTTACGGATAGCGTTGCTACAACGGCTGTAATCGCCACTAGACAGATTTTTGGCAACACAAGCTACTCTATCATGGATTGTAACTATAAGTATCAGTATGACCGCTACAATGACGTGTATCGCTGGATTCCGTTGAATGGTGACCATGCAGGCTTGTATGCTTACACTGACTTTGTTCGTGATGCTTGGTTCTCAGGTGCTGGCTATAATCGTGGCTTTATTAAGAACGTTACTAAATTGGCTTGGAATCCTGAACGTGCTTTCCGTGATGAATTGTATAAAAATGCAGTTAATCCAATCATATCTCAGAAAGGTCAAGGTACGGTATTGTTGGGCGATAAGACTCTTCAAACTAAACCTAGTGCATTCGACCACGTTAATGTTCGTCGCTTGTTTATTGTTTTAGAAAAAGCAATCTCAAGTTCAGCGAAATACAGCTTGTTTGAATTAAACAACGTGTTCACTCGTGCAAGATTCGTGCAGATGGTTACACCTTTCTTGCGTGATATTATGGGTAGACAGGGTTTGACTGACTTCCGTGTGGTTTGTGATGAAAGCAACAACACGGGATATGTTATTGATAATAATGAGTTCCGAGCAGGATTATACATTAAACCTGCAAGAAGCATTAACTACATCAATCTAACATTTACTGCAGTTGCAACAGATGTTAATTTCTCAGAAGTAATCGCAAAATAAAATAATATGGTGGTCTGAAATATGACCACCACAATTTAAGGAGTAAGTATAATGTCAATTGATGAATTTCGTGCTTCGGTATCAGCATTTGCAAGACCGACACTATTTGAAGTATCATTCCCAAGTCTATTAGACGAAAATATTAAGTTCTTATGTAAGGGTGCTTCTTTGCCACCTTCTACATTGGGTGTTATTGAAGTTCCATTCCAAGGTAGAAAGCAAAAAATCCCTGGTGATAGAACTTTCCAAGATTGGACTATCACAGTAATGAATGATGAATCTATGGTATTGCGTAAGCAGCTAGAAGATTGGTCTAACTTTATTAATGGTCACCGTAGTAATACTGGTCCAGCGTCTTTCAAAGAATCTCTACATAATGGTGTCGTTAAGCAGTTTGGTAATGATGGTACTACTATTGCAGAGTATGAACTTGTTGATTGCTTCCCATTAGAAGTTGGTCAAATCGACCTATCGTTTGAAAGTGTTGACACAATTGAAGAATTCACTGTCACTCTATCATACACGGTATGGGATAGAACGTTATAATCTATTGGGTGCTTATTGATTTAAGCACCCAATTTTTTTAACTAAATAACACTATGGAAATATTCGGATACTCTATTAACAAAAAACCTATTGAATCAGAGATTGATTCTAAAATTAAGTCTTTTGCCGAGCCAGATAATAATGATGGCGCTATTAAAGCTGGTGGCACATATACCATAGGTTATGACTTAGACCCTAAGTTTAAAAATAGCGAAGAACTAATTAAAAAGTATCGCGAGATGGCTTCAAACGCTGACGTAGACATCGCTCTTGATGAGATTGTTAATGATGCTATCGTGTTTGAGCAAAATACTAAACCTATTGAAATTGACTTAAGTGATACGGAATTATCAGAATCCATAAAGAACAAAGTTAAAGATGAATTTGAAACCATCTTAAAATTATTAAAATTTAACCAACAAGGCGATGAATTGTTTAGACAATGGTTCGTTGACGGCAAGCTATTCTTTCATGCTATGGTTGACCCTAATAAAGTTTCTGAAGGTATTGTCGAGATGCGTAAATTGCATCCTGACCATATCACTAAAGTTTCGGATGCTACAAAGAAGAAGAACCCAAAAACAGGCGTTGAAGAAGTTTCAGAAATAAAATCATATTATGTCTATAATGACCCTGCTAGTAAGTTGTCTGGTCAGAATAAAGCTTTGAAGATTGATAAACAAGCTATTGTGTATAATCATAGTGGACTTTTGGATGAAGGCGGAAAGGGTGTAATATCTCGACTACATAGCATCATTCGACCATTCAACCAATTGGTTGCTTTAGAAGATTCCGTAGTTGTTTATCGTATCACTCGTGCGCCAGAAAGACGTGTGTTCTATATTGACGTTAGTAACCTTCCTAAGAAGCGTGCTGAACAGTATATGAATTCGGTGATTAGCAATCATAAGAATAAAACTGCTTATGATTCTAAAAGTGGTTCTGTTAAAGATAATGTCCATATTAAGTCCATGGTTGAAGATATATTCATTCCGCGTAAAAATGGCTCTAATGCAACAGAAATCGATACATTACCGTCAGCAACAAATTTAGGTGAGATGGATGATGTTTTATACTTCAACAAGAAGTTATATCGCGCACTAAAAATACCTGCTTCTCGTATGGAAACCGAAACTGCATTTTCGTTGGGTGGTTCTAATGAAATCACGCGAGATGAAATCAAGTTTGGTAAATATATAGCTAAACTTCGTAAGAAATTCGCTAATGTATTTTCGGAAGCATTGAAGCGTCAGCTTGTATATAGAAACATTATGACGGTAGAAGAAGTTGCAGAATTGCTTTCTAATGTTCAATATATATTCTCCAGCGATTCTCATTTTACTGAAATGAAAAATGCTGAAATTATGTCAGCTAGATTGGAATCACTATCAACCATTAGTGATTATATTGGCACATACTTCTCGACCAAATACGTCAAGAAGAATATCCTTATGATGACTGATGATGAGATTAAAGAAATGGATGAAGAGATTAAGGAAGATGAGTCTAATGGTGTAGGTGTAGCCGAAGAAGATGCTTAAAATTGATTCAAGCAGCTTTTTATATTGTATAAATAGTACGTATAGGTTTTGGAGATAAACATGATTAAAATTGATTTAGCAGAATGCTTAAACAGTCCTCACGAAATTCAGGAGCAGATTGTTTCTGTTTTGGATGCTAAGGCTCAAGATGCAGTCGCCGCATATGATGTGAATGAAGGTTATGCGATTACAGGTAGTGGTATGCGCCCTTTACAGTCCATTAACCTACAGCCTAACCAATTCGTCTACATGGGTGCTTCTAGTTCTCCTGATGGCATTTTTATCACTAAAATTGATGATAAGTATATCAGCTACATTAAATACCCTTATGGTACAAAAGAATACAAAATTGAAACCAAGATTGGTATGGACTTAATCAACACAGGAATCAATACATGGTTGGATAGTGGATACACTCGTTATCATCCTGAAGCAGCTAAGAAGCTTCAAGCTATCTTGGATGGTAAGAAAGTGAAGCCTGACGACATTAAAGATTATCGTTATGTTGAAGTTGAAGTTTTACCAACAGACAAAATTATTAAGGCTGCTGATAAATTCCATCGTAAGGGTGATGTTTGGGGTTATATCGAAAGTAAACTTCAAATTAGTGTGTCTGGCTCAACCATTAAAGAGCCTATTTGGTATCAGTTAAGCGGTGTTGTTGAAAATGATTTACCTAAAATTAAAAAGTTGTTTGCTAAAGTAAAAGTTTCTAAGAGAAAGGATGGCTAACATGAGTACATTTGAATTCGCGTCGCCTAGTAAATTTTTCGATTCCGTTACCGCTAAATTGTCAGAAAAGGCAAGACAGGCTATTGATGACATTAGAGAAGATTTGGTAGAAGAAACTGAAGTTGAGCCAGAAGATGAAGATGACCTTGCGATTATGCGCAATGTTGCTGATTCGGTTAAGCTTCAATATACCATTGAAGTTGAAGACGGCGAAGGCTCGTTGGTGGTTGATGATGACAATGAGCAGGATGTTATTGATGCATTTTTCGATGCTCTTGATGCCAAGGGTATTATTTTCGATGTTGATGCCGACGACGAAGAATTTGAGCTTGATGAAGATAGTGTGAACGAAGCTCGCCTTCTTAAGCGTACCAAACCGCTTGACAAACTTAAGCGTAAGAACAAGTATCGCAAAAACAAGGCTAAAATCAAGTTGAAAGCTAAGAAGTTTAGACGTACTGCTAAGTTCAAGAAGTTCAAAGCTAAGTCTAAGCGTCTAAATAAGCTGGGTAAGACCTCAACAGGCAAACGCCAAACACGGAGAAAGTAGAATGAAAACTTTTAAGGAATTTTTGGCTGAATCAGTTGCGCCAACAGTGAACAGCGATATGAAGAATACTATTCCATTCATCCATACAAGACAGGTTGGTTGGATTGGTGGGTGGAAAGGCGTTAACGCTGCTAAAGAGTTTGCCTTGATGCCTCCATTTTCTGCTAAAGATTCTTATGATGATTTAGGTGATTATGATAATTTCAAAACCAAGCCAGGTGAAGTATTGGCTAGACTTGGTTCTACTATGACCAATAAATCAGGTACATCTAATGCATCTATCATTAAGCTGAATCTATCCAAAGGAACTATTGCGTTCCTTGTTGATTATGATAGAGAAGGTAGTGCTTGGGAAAAAGGAATCAAATTTGGTTTCCTACAAATCAGTAAAGAAGGTATTAAGGAGTTATCTAAGCGATGAGAACTTTTAAAGAGTTTTTAGCAGAAGAAAAGGGATTAAGTATCACCCCAAATGAGGTTAATGAATCTGTAACTTTGGGTGATGTGAAAGATGCATTATCGCGTAAACCAAAGCTAAATCTATTCATCAAAACTATGTCAGGTAAGACCATGGTTAGTGATGTGACTATTAAGGGTTCATCTATCGAAGGAAAGGATGCTAAATCTGGCAAGCGTATAGCTTTTTCTGATAAGGCTATAACTCGCATCGTAGAAAGCAAAATCGACGAAGCTAAGAGAACTAAACTTCCAAATATCGACAAAGAGGTTGATATTATCCTTCAACGAACTATCAAATCAACCAATTTGGATTTTGTTGAATCTGGCGTGGATAGTCGTTCATTTGATGTTACGTTGGATGGTTATAGTGATTCCGAGAAGGGTAATTTAGCCACACTTATTTCTGCATTAGAAAAGAAGTTCAAAGCACACCAAAACAAAGAAATGAGTTCATTTGGTAAAGGGGCTGATAAAGGTTCGGTATTTCTTGATTTTGTATTCGATTCTCCATTAAGCGAATCATTAGAAGAAAGTAAATCTGATGATATGATGATTAAGCTTGCTGATTTAGTTTCTCCTGAAGAAATGGTATTTTTGATTGCTGTAGCTAATGGTCGTGGTCTTAAGGATAAAAAAGAACCAAAAGGTGTTGATACTAAATCTTTGATGGCTAAAGGTCTCTTAGACTACAATAAAAATACTGGTTGGGCTATTCAAGGCAACCAATTAAAATTCTTGAAAGAGAATGATACCATGAAATCATTTAAAGAGTTTGTAAGTGAAGGTAAAGAAGAAGCTGCTGCGATTCGAGCAGCCTTGAAAAAGGAACTTGGTCTATCTAGTCGTGACGTGAGCGTTAAGTCTAATTATGGTGGTTATTCTTCTTCTGTGAATGTATCCATTAAAACAACTAAAGCTTTAGCTTCCATGTCTAAAATTAAAGAGATTGGTAGTTCTAAAGAATCATACGAGCGCGATGAGCGTAGTGGTGAAATCTTGATGGGCGGTAATACATTCATCTTCACTGAAATTGATTGGAAGTTTAGAAAGTCTTTAGGTGAATCCATTGATAAGGAATATCAGAAAGTAACCAAGGGTGGTCTTGCTGAAGGTGAATCTATTGTTTTATATAAATTCTTCACAATCAATCACTTCGATGCTGGTCATTTCATAATCACTATTAAAGGCTCATCTAAGGTCACTTCGATGAATAACGATGACTATGTAGGCTCAGGCATCCTTTCATTCATCGAAGGCAATGGCGACGATTCTATGTACGCTAAAATCAAATAGCACTATACAAAAAGGATAATTAATCAAAATGAAAACATTTAAAGATTTTATGAGTGAGTCCACACAAGGATTAGAAGAATCTCGATATAAGTTGGTTGATGGTAAAGCTGAAATTACTCGTGCCAACTACAAGAAAGTGCATAGAGATTATAAATCTGGTAAGAAAGGTTCTGAAATGATGATGGTTAATGGTGGCGCTAAAGGTGCTATACTTGTTAACGTTAAATTCATTGAGGAAGGTGTCTTGGATGAATCATTCAAGCAATATCTTCCTAAAGTTCCTAAAGACCTACATAGTCTAGTTCGTGATATTTCTGAATTGACACAAGATAATGACCATGGTAATGCACGCTGGCTATTAGCATCATACTTGAAAGATAAGAAGCTGGTTCAATCATATGAAGCAATATTGATTCTACAAGACTACTTTCATAGTATTGATGAAGTATATAGCGCACGTCAAAGACTTGATAAGGCGTTGTTTTATCAAGCCAAGCAGAAGTTTAGCAAAGAAGAATACCAACAAGTTTACGGCGCATTTTAATAAAATAGCAAATGTGGAGAGTTTGGGCTAAAACAATAGGTAATAAAATATCTGATGATGATAAAGAATCAGATACAGGTGCTATCATAAGGACGGCGTGGATATTTCTCCACGCCGTTACTTGTATTGCAATCATAGCTAATGCTGCACACCAATGGTAGTTGAAAATATTCATTTGTATAAATAGATATATACGAATTTTGTAGGAGTTGTGCCAATGCTATTAATCACTGAACATGTTCTTGAGACTAAATCTTATCTTGAAGAAGATAAAAATGGTGCAAAGAATCTTTATATTGAAGGAATCTTTGCTCAGGCAGATAAGAAGAATCATAATGGTCGCATTTACCCTAAAGCAATCTTGGGTAGAGAAGTAGCACGATATAATGAATCGCATATCAAAACTCGTCGCGCACTAGGTGAATTAAATCATCCACAATCACCAACAGTTAATCCTGAACGTGCAAGCCACCTAATTACAGCACTTAAAGAATCTGGTAGTGATTTTATCGGTAAGGCTAAGATTTTGCACACGCCGATGGGTAACCTTGTTCGTGGTCTAGTTGAAGATGGTGTTTCTATGGGTGTGTCTACACGTGGTATGGGTACGGTAACCGAAGGTCGTGATGCTAATGTTGTGAATGAAGATTTTGGTTTGGTGACTATCGATGTGGTTGCAGACCCATCAGCACCAAGCGCGTTTGTTAATGGTATTATGGAGTGTAAAGGTTTTGTTTGGGAACACAATGAACAATTAGCAGAAAAAGTTATGAAGCAAATTAAGCGCATGCCAGCATCACGTGTAGTTGAACAACAAGCAAATATGTTCTCTGCATTCATCAAAACACTGTAAAATTGACATTTCCGTTCATGGTTGTATATTTGTTACCATGAACGGAGAATATCATCATTATTATGAAAACATTTAAAGATTTTTTACTTGAACAATCACAAGCCGTAAAAGGTGATTGGATAGGTGACCCCAAGAATCCAACATTACATTTAGATACCACTGGCGAGCGTGCTTTCAACAAAAAGTTTAAGCTTGAAGTAGAAGATTTCGCAACAATCAAAGGAATTTCTTTATCATTATACAAACATAAAACTGAACCAAATTTTAGAGTTGGTTATTGGAAAGAAATAAAGGAAGCTATTGAAGGCGACTTTGAAATCGTTAATAAGTTTGTGACTGTAGTTTATTTGGATGCTGATAGGAACAAAGATATTCAGAGAAAAATCAATAAGAAATTTGCTATGAATATCAAAATGGTTTTTGTTGATGATTCGTTCAGAAATAATGCTTTGGCTAGGGTATTATACAACTACATAATACATGTTAAAGGTTATGCTATTATAGGCGACAAGAAGCAATATTTTGGTGCTAGAAAACTATGGAGTCGCTTATCCAAAGCCAATGATGTTATAGTTGATATAATCAACATAAAA